CCCGCCCCTTACCTCTTACGAGGTTACCAAGGTCGGAAAATTCCTCTCCTGGTCGTGTAGATTGACGTAGTCCGATAACGCTTTGTGCCCCGCACTATGTACGGGTCCGTGGCGTTTTCCTCCCCCATCCGAGCATAACTGCTATAGGATGGAATGAGGACGTCGGTTTGGTGCCCCTTATCATAACGATTTGGGACTCCTCTCCAACTTCGGAAATAGCCTCCCTCCCACCCCGCCCGCTTTGGCTTCCTAAGACTATAAGTGCCGATCAAGTGACCGTCACCATAGCCGTTGGGGCCGAACAGACGGAACTCCTTCCTCGTACGCAGGAAAACGACGTTTGCTAGACGTCTTTCACCTTTCCGCAAGAAGAAGTTATGGGCGATAAAGAGAGACCTCTCGGAAACCTCAGTCTTGAGGTACCAAGGTCGTACGTCAAAGCCGAATAGCCAATCTGCGCCGCACGACTCCCGAAAGTTACCCGTGCTGAACGACTTCTCGGTATTAACCTCGAAGCCGCACCAGTTTAGGGTCTCAAGAAGGAGTCCCACAGCGCCCACGGGAACAATAATATCGTCCCCGTAAACCGATATCGGGCCTGCTCTTATCAGGAGCTTACCCTTTTCGTAGATTGGCCGACCTATGAGATCAAGGGAATCACACACGGCGAGCGAGAGAGCATAAAATATAAGGCTCTCTAACTCAAAAGTGTATGCGTTGCCCATCGAGCTAAATTTCTCTAACTCGACAGCAACACCCTCGATCTCAACACTCTCAGACCTGAACTGGTCCAATAAATTGAACCAGCCAGTCGGCAAGAGTGACATGACTAAAGCGTAAGAAACAGTGTCACTAGCGCTGCTAAGGTCAATGGTGGCAAGACTGCCATCAATAGACCCTTTTAACGCCAGTGATTGATTTACACTCTGATCACGGAGGTTGACACCAAACAAACCGAGCCTTTTCTTCATGTAGCTCCCAATCCCTTTCTGCCCGAGGGCATTCAGGGAAGGCTCCACACAGATGGTCCGATCCGTCTTCGATGTCTTCGGTACGAATCCCAGTCTAGCAGGTCGCACAACAACAGGAACAACCCAGCCCTCATCCGAGTGCTGAGTTGCAACCGCGTCGCACCATAGAGGGAACTCCGCAAGGAAGTCCCCTAACGTGCTAACTAGAGACTCGCTACACTGCATTGGCGCTGCAAGTTTCGTTCTGAAACTTGCGACACGCCCGACGACGTTAGTCGACGCTCCAGGCCCGAAAAGAAACGGCATTTCCTCAAAACTAGGCACCGGGCCAAGGACTGAAGCGATTATTCGTTGAGCGGTATATAATACACCGCCCACGTCCCATTTGGGACGCTCCGTCCATAACCTGGTGTTCGTCTCAAGGCATTTCTTCTCCGCAGCTATGAACTTAGACACGGCCTCTTTACGTCTATCAAACCCGAGGTCAAGGAAATCTTGTTTTTCAACAAGCGCCTTGATTTGTCTCGCGTACAGATAGTCGGTGAGCTGGCCTTCGTCCATCGCAGAGCCGTCGAGTTTGTAATCAACGACCTCACGATAGGCACCGGACTGAATCAGGGCATTAAGCTGCTGACTCAACGGACCGCCTAACACTGCGCACGTTTCCGAGAGATCCCGGATGAGGGAGAGGGTTTCCCCCCTCCCCCGGCTTTCTTCGAACCGTAGCATAGCATCTCCTTATAATGCCATGTTAGAGGGTTGCATCGAACTTTTACCTAGTTCGGTGCGATCATGCTAACGAACGCCTCAGTGATTGGGAGAACCGAAGTCCTCCACGCACTGGCTGCGGCGTTATTAGCAAGGATGCCGGTATTCGTGACGTTTGAAGCGCCCTGGAGAATACCGCACAACATCCGCAGAGTGTTCGCCCTATCGGCCGTTGTAGACCGAGATGGAACGAATAACGTAGCAATACCGACCATGACATAAGCCACGGACGGCGGTGCCACGTAACCTGCTGATGTACCCGAAGCGCCCAGGGTCTCCAACACGGGGACCTCGAGCTTCGCGGTGACCTTATAGTCTCCCGACTTAACACGTTCTTGAGAGAACGTGAATCGGATCTGACCATCCACCGGCACATTTGCCACGTTGGCCCTCCAAAGAGGGTTTGGCGTGTCTGTGATCGGTATAAGGCTGAACTCCGTCGGAGTTCCGTCGTCTTTGACAAGAAGACTTGTCATTGCGGCCATTATAGGCCTCCTTTTTGTGGATAACGCGGAAAGGATTCCGCCAGTGATTCGACCCTCGCCTTCAGTCGAAGGGTAGCTATGCGTTGGGCCACAGCTAACTCGAGAATCTCATCCCAATGGCGCTGGCTTAGGCACGGAAAAGCATCCGCTGCTCGTTCCAAATGATGATCACTGACCCGGCCATGAGAGAAATTCACCTTTCCCGAATTATCGGTAGAGATGAAACTCCTAGAACCGAGCCCGATCGTCTCAAGGACCTCGCGGTGCGTATGCAGATTCGCGTCCAGGCTTAACAGAGTCATCGAGACAGTATCTCGAAACTGTGACTTAGACATGGCTACTTACTCCAATTGAAGGTTAATGAAAGAACCACTAGCGTTATTTACCTAGCAGCTGATGAACTAGAGCAACGGCATTATAGATGTGAGCAGGTGATAAAGCCTGCGGCACCTTTTTGAACGTTGGTCTAGGGACACTCAAAGAAGTTGACGAAACCCGCGATAAAGCGAGATGCGTCTCCTTCAACCCGTAACCGGTTTGAGGCCGGAACGAGGGCTGCGGGCCAAGGGGGTCAAAACGATGGCCCTTTAGAGTTGCCTTTGTAATCGTTAAGAATCGACCCTTCAACGCGGGAATCACTCCCCACGCAGAAAGATACGATCCAACTGGTAAAAACCAGTCGACAACAAAGGAGTAAGGCACGATTTCCCAGGCAACAGCCAGGGGGTTCGTCAGACCTAACGATCTTGCGATCGTGATGTCTTCGCTAAGTTCCGCAAGGTACTTAACGCGAACCGTAGGTTTCATCCACGAGTGATAAAACCCAGGACTTGTTGAAAAGTCCCAATCGGGCCCCGTCCTTGAACTAGAAGCAGAAAAGCGGAGAACGCGATGCTTAGTCAAGCTTTCTAAGGCTTTACCAGCCTCATAGGCTTGATCCACAAGCGGCCTCCATCCGTACTGCATTTCCAGCCATCTCCCGGAGACATCTTTAGCCTTTAATGGCTTCTGACGTCTTTTGGGAACACCTAGACGACGAAAAGCACCGGCAATATTGCCGCGCTTCAAGTCAACTAGGGAGCCGCCAAGAGATCGTAAGTTGCTAAGCACAAGACCATAAGTCTTCGCTG